TACGTTGTACGGAGAAGATCAACAGTCCGAGTTTTCCAAGGGGTTGCCTTTGGAATTCTACATTGAAAACGTTGACGAATTCAGTGGAGAAGGCGAGTTCTTTGCCAAGTTCGGTTTGGAAATCCGGGATGAAGCGTTCTTCGTTGTGGCGAAGAGGCGATTCCAAGAACAAGTACATCACTTGGAACATCCCCGCGAAGGCGATTTGATATACTGGCCACTCACAAAGAAGCTGTTTGAAATCAAGCACGTTGACCATGAGAATCCATTCTACAATCTTGGAAGGCTCCACACCTATCGAGTAACCGTTCAGCTCTTCCGATATTCCCAAGAGGAATTCGATACTGGCATTCCTGAGATCGACGATGTTGATCCCAACTTTGGATTTGGTGTCCAGATGGTCTTTGAGGCTGGCGGTACTGGCGACTTCGATAAAGACGAGATCGTGTTTACCGGACCTGACCTTGCGAACGCAACGGCCAGAGGTATCGTGGTTGCGTGGGACCCTGACGAAATGCTGTTGGTTGTGAACAAGGTTGTTGGGACATTCAATGATGGTAACGTGGTTGAGAACGAAGCCCAGACGGTTTCTCGCACAATCGCTGTTGACGGAGAACCGCCAGTAGCGAATGTGCCAACCGATCTTGGTGCGGACAACTTGGACATTCAACGTGGAGCGGATAAGATCATTGACTTCAGTGAAGATAATCCGTTCGGTGAACCGTAATGCTGAACCTTCCCCATTTTTATCACCGTTCCATTCGAAGTGTGACTCTTGTCTTTGGATCACTCTTCAATGAGATTCAGGTGTTGCGCACAACGAATAATGACGAAGAGCAGCAACGCTTTACGGTGCCGCTATCCTTTTCTTCTAAAGAGAAATGGTTGGCGCGTTTGCGACAAGGCCTTCAGCTTGATGGCGAAGTAACTGTTATTCAGATGCCGTTGCCCCGAATGGGTTTCGAACTGACCAACGTCATTTACGATCCACAAAGAAAGCAAGCATCCATAACACGCAGAGTTGCTTGCGACCCGGACAACCCCGATGTGTTGCTGAGTACGTTTGCTCCAGTGCCTTATGATTTGGAGTATCAGTTATACATAATAGTGGACAAGTACGACGATGGACTTCAGATCGTCGAGCAGATTCTACCGTTCTTCTCTCCCGAATTCACAGTCTCGATCAAAGGACTACCGGGTTTGTATGAGAGTGTTGATGTTCCGTTCATCCTGACAGGCACAACTATCGAAGATAGCTTTGAAGGAAACATGGACGATCGTCGCACCATCATTTGGACGTTGACGTTCACCGCGAAGGCGTCATTGTTCGGCTTTGTTAACGAGAGCGGCTTCGTTCGCAAGGTCATCGCAAATCTGCGGGACGGAGACACGGGAGAACTCAATGCTCGCATCTGTGTGGAACCCGATCCGCTTGACGCCGAGCCGGGCGATCCGTTTGAGCCGATGATAGATATTCTTGAATGTGACGCTGGATGTTAAGGTAGGTAAAATGGCCCGAAAAAAGTCTAAGAAGAAACCAGTCGATGATAAGCTCAACGAAGCTCTCGGCATCGCCCCAACGAAAGCCCTAGCATTGCCCAACTTACCTAACTCCTCCAAACCGCAATCCGCCGCCGAGCCTGTGGAGGCTGAGGTTGTGGACGCGGCTATCGTTGTGCGGAAGGAAGAACCCCTAGTGTTGGGTTATCCGATCCCCGGCGAGAACCCCGATATCGAAGTTGATTACAAAGAGACTCGCAAGCAACTTCAGGACGTGCGCGAGCGTGCGGCCGAAGCTCTAGACACAATGAAAGATATTGCGGAGCAAGGATGTACTGCCCGTGAGTTTGAAGTGGTCGGCCAGCTTGTCAAGATGGGTCTTGAAGCTGCGAAGGCTCAGATAGAATTACACAAAGACATGAAGGAACTCCGGGAACCCGGTAAGGCTGCCCGCAAGCCAACGCACATCGGAGATGTAAACAACTCGGTGTACGTTGGAACTACCGATGACTTGTTGAGGTTGAACAAGGCAGGTAAGTTGCCGAAGGTCGCGGATGAGGACAGTCAATGAATCCCAATGAAGCATATCTTGGCAATCCAAACCTGAAGCCTGCTAGACAGTCAGTAGCGTTCACACAAGAACAAGTGGATGAATATGTGAAGTGTTCGGAGGATCCCGTGTACTTCATGAAGAAATACATCAAGATCATTTCGGTGGATCATGGTTTGGTTCCGTTTGATCTGTGGGATTTCCAAGAGGACTTGGTGAATCTGGTTCACAACAACCGATTCGTGATTGCCAAGTTTCCCCGGCAGACTGGTAAGTCTACAACAGTCATTGGATATATTTTGTGGTACGTGTTGTTCAAGGCAAACATGAGTGTTGCTATCCTCGCCAACAAGCTAGGCACCGCGAGAGATTTGCTCGGCCGGTTACAACTTGCTTATGAACATCTCCCGCGTTGGCTCCAGCAAGGAATCAAGGTGTGGAACAAAGCTAGCATCGAACTTGAGAACGGTTCGAAGATTCTCGCCGCAGCCACCTCAGCCCCGGCGATTCGTGGTGGTTCGTACAACCTGATCTTCCTTGACGAGTTTGCTCACGTTCCCAAGGAAATCGCTGAGGACTTCTTTAGCTCTGTGTACCCGACGATTTCGTCTGGTAAGACTTCCAAGGTGCTGATCGTCTCGACTCCCAAGGGTATGAATATGTACTACAAGCTGTGGACCGAAGCCAAGGAAGGTCGCAACAGCTACAAGCCCATCGAGATTCACTGGAATGAAGTGCCCGGTCGAGACGCCGCATGGCGCAAGCAAGAAATTGCCAACATGGGTGGCGATCACGGTGGAGAAGAGGCGTTCCGAACTGAGTATGAATGCGAGTTCATCGGTTCAACAGCAACCCTTATCTCTCCAACTATGCTCCGAGCCTTAGCATGGGTAGACCCAATATGGCATAACCCTGAAGGCCTTGAGATGTATGAAAAACCCCAGACGGGTCACATCTACGTCATGTGTGTGGATACGTCTCGCGGTATCGGGTTGGATTACAACGCTTTCACAGTCATCGACATCACCGAAATGCCATACAGCGTTGTTTGTAAATTCCGAAGCAACAAGCTGCCACCAATGCTTTACCCGAATGTCATCTGCCCAGTGGCAGAGAAATACAATACGGCCTACGTGTTGGTTGAGATAAATGATATTGGAGGCCAGATTGCGGACTTGATGCACCACGATTTCGAGTATGACAATCTCTTGATGATTAGTGTTCGGGGTCGGAAGGGTCAATGTGCGGACGGTGGATTTGGAAAAGGCAAGACGCAGTTGGGAATCAAGACGACCAATAAGGTCAAACAGGTAGGCTGTTCTGTCCTAAAGTCCATGATTGAAGAAGAAAAGCTAATCATCAAACAGCATGATATCATTGATGAATTCTGTTCTTTCATCAAGAAAGGCGCGAGCTATCAGGCAGAGGAAGGTGCCAACGACGATTTGGTCATGACTTTGGTTCTTTTCGCGTGGCTCAGCACCCAGACATACTTCAAGGACCTGACGAATTTGGACATTCGGGCCAAGCTCTATGCGGAAAAGATCAAGCAAATGAATGATGATATGCTTCCAGCGGGATTCTTTGGGGTTGACACCGGGGGCAATGAGGTTGAGATAGATTCTGAGGGTAATGTTTGGACTCACATAGACGAAGATGAGCAGCGGCAGCGTCATGGGAATTCATGGCAATGGTAAGAATGCTGAAAAGCATCAATCCCTAAATAATTGGCATGAGCCAAGCGTAATATGCTCGATAGTGCGTTGAGCTAGGACGAGCAAATAAAGGAGAATACCCAATGGCATTTCAACTGAGCCCTGGGGTGGCAGTTTCAGAGATTGATTTGACGACCATCGTTCCGAGTGTCGCAACGACAGCGGCAGCCGTGGTTGTCGTGACTCAGTGGGGGCCAGTCGAAGAACGAATTCTTGTGGAGAGTGAAAGAACTTTCTTGGAATTGTTCCAAGGTCCCAACGACGACAATTTCCCATACTGGTTCACAGCCAACAACTTTCTTGGTTACGGCAACAACCTGACGGTTGTGCGAGCTGTCAATGCCGATGCCCGCAACAGCGATACGTCGAGTGGCGGATTCACTGGCGTAATCAAGAACGAACCTGACTATGAAGCCACGTCCGCTGGTGTGCTTGCCACGGCTGGTGAGTGGATTGGCAAGTTCCCCGGTGTTCTTGGGAACAGCCTTCAAGTGAGTATCTGTGACGGCAAGACCGACAAGCTAGAATTCGTTGATACTGCTGCGTATGCTACTGGTAATGATTTCGGGGTTGGTAACACAGTCACGGGTGGAACATCTGGCGCAACGGGCGTAGTGGTTTCATGGGATCCCGCGCTAGATACACAGACTGGTTCAGTTTTGGTAATCGACACTGTAACAGGAACGTTCACGGTCACTGGTGAAATCCTCACTGACGGCACCACCGGTGCCACTCTTACGTCTGCGGATGGCGGCACAGTCCGTTCAGACTTCTTCTTCTGGCCATACAAAAATCTATTCAATGGCAAGCCAGCTACGTCTAACTACGTTCTTTCTCGCGCCGGTGAGAACGACGAGTTCCACATGGTTGTCGTTGACAAGGGCGGCCTTTGGACTGGTGAAGCTGGTACGGTGTTGGAGCGTTTCGAGTTTGTGTCGAAGGCTTCTGACGGACGATTCAGCAGCGGTGCCTTGGCATACTACCGAGAAGTGATAAACGAAACTTCGGGTTTCATTTGGTTCGGTGACTTTCCGGCTTCCGTTTCCAACTGGGGCGATCCTTCGGAT